TACTACATCTACAGGTAATGATGTTTTAAAATATTGGTATAGACATAAATTAACTAAGGGCCAAACAGCTAACGTAGGGGATGAAGTTTGGTTTTTTATTTCTGGGTCCTCTTTATCTTCTATAGGAGAACAATTAATTGATAATAACCAACAAACCAATTTTATTTCTCCTAAATATTCTATTGCTTCTATATCTTCTAATACTACTGAGGCACCAACTCCAGGTTATAGAATAGTAGCGTTTTATTCTAATAATGGTTCTACTTATAGTGAAATTGATTCTTCTTACTATAATTTTGATTATAAAACTGGTATATTTCAATTTACTTCTTCTGTTATAGCTAATTCTGTTATAGCTGACCAAACTAATGGTAGAGTATATTTATCTGCTTATCAATATGTTGGTGAAACTCTTGATGAAAGATTAACTCTTATCAAAAACAGCATTGATAGTATAGGAGATGGCGGAACTGGGGCTGGTTTTCCTTTTAGTGGTTCAGCTGTAATAACTGGATCTTTTGCTGTTAGTGGTTCTAATGTTAATTTTACTCTAGCTACTGGTGTAAGTGGTGCGTTTAGTGGGAGTTTTAGTGGTGATGGTAGTGGATTAACTAATTTAAGTAATGTTGTTTACACTAATTTAGCAGATAATGCTATCCAAAATATTGGTGGAACTTTAAAATTAACTGGAGACATAATTGCTGAAAATTTTGTAGTATCATCTTCAGTCTTTTATTTTACTGAATCATTTGCTTCAGGTTCTACTAAATTTGGTAATTCGGGTGATGATATTCACCAATTTACTGGTAGTTTACAAGTATCTGGAGCTTTAAAACTTAATATAGCTACTGATATTACAAGTGAACGTACTCCCCTTGTAATTGATGGTAATGGCAATATTTATCTTGCTAATGCTGATTATATTACATCTGCGGATGCTAGTACTTATGAGCTTAAAATTAGTTCTAGTGGTGATAATAACCTTATTACTATAACTAATAGTGAAGCTTTAATAATTTCAGGAGCTGGTGGTTTGAGTGTTACTTCTAACACTAATACTCTAACTATTAGAGCCGGAGGTGGTATATTAAGTAGTTCAGCCCAAATTGCTACTGATATTTCAGGAGCATTTACATCAGTTTCTTCTTCTTTAGCAAGTCGTATTGATACTAATACAACTAATATTAGTAATCTTCAAACCAGCGGTTCAGCCGGTTTTATTATTAGTAGTTCTGGTGGACAATTTAATGTAGGGGCATATCAAACCGCTTCATTTGTTGGAGGAACCTCAGGAATTAGCGTAACCTCAAACACAGGTAATAAAAGAATTACTATAGGATCAAGCAGTGACAATGTTACCTTTAATACTCTTACACTCAATAATACACCTATTATAGGAAGTAGTGGTGTAGTTGTAGATATTTTACTTTTATCAAATTCTTTAGTTTCTGAAGAAGCACCAGGTAAGTTAACATATGCTAATATTAATAATGCTCTTAATTATCTTCAAATTAGTGGAAGTAATATTAGTTCTATAAATGTTGGTGCTTCTCTTACAGGATTATCTTTAACTAATTATTCTGCTGTTAATCAGGGCCTTTTAGCCTTCCCAGGGCTTACATCTTTCAGAGTAGGTAAAAATATTGATGATTATCATATTTATCTTTCAGGTAGTAGTACAAATAAGACTATTCAGTTAAGTGGTTCTTTATTTTTAGAAAATCTTACTAATGCTAATAGTTCTAATGTATTAGTATATAATACTACTACGGGACAAGTTACTTATGATACTACTTATAATTCTTCTATTACTTCTTTAAATAGTGTTACTGGTTCTATTGTATCATTAAATGCTGCTACCAGTTCTTACTTACTAAGTTCTCAAACTGGTTCAGGTTTTGAAAGTTTAGTAATTAAGGGTGATTTAGTAGTTAATGGAACTACTACTTATATTAATGTTAATAATTTACTTGTTGAAGATAAATTTATATTATTAAATAGTGGCAGTACTGGTAGCCCCTCAAACGAAGGTGGTATTATAGTTCAAACTACTAATGATGGTAGCGGTAGTGCTTTCTTTTATGACTCTGAAGCTAATCGTTGGGCACTTACTCGAAGTGGATCAGTTACTTGGAATGATGGTAGTATAACATTAGGAGCTACTACAGAATTTATAGTAACTATAAGTTCTTCAGCATCAGGCCCCGCAAGTATCCCTATTAATTTTGGAACTACAGATACTTATAGAGCAGGACAAATGCATATTAACACAGATACCGGAGATATTTGGATTTATTCATAAAAATTACACAAAATATTGATAGGGTGCCATTATTTGGCACCCTTTCTTTATATGTATATATAAAAAATATTAAATATTATGTTTCAAATTAAATTAGATCCCCAAGAAGTTAAATTTTTAATCGCAGCAACTCATAATACTCAAATTTATGGTAGAGATGCTCACGTAATTTCAAATCTTTTAAAGAAATTGGAAGAAAAACTTAACTCATTACAAGAAGTAAAACCTTAATATAATTATACACGGACTATATTGTTGGCCTTTAAAAGTAGAGGAAGTAGGCGATCGTTCGTATCTAACCGCAGTAGAGTATAAAATATGCCAAATTGGAAAAAAGTCATAGTATCCGGCTCGGATGCTATTTTGAATAGTATTAGCTCAAGTCTCGGAATTTATTCTGCGGGAAACATTACTGCTCCTAATTTTATAGGTACTGCTTCTTCCGCATTAAATGGCGGAGTTACACAATTAATCGCAGGAGCTAATATAGCTTTATCACCTAGTAATGGAACTGGGCAAGTTACTATTACATCAGCGGGTGGGGGAACATTTTATAATACGTCTACTGGTTCTTATGGTAGTTTTTATGATACTACTACCCAAACTAACCCTACTGCTAATACCATTAATTCTATGTCGTTTAATTCGACAGATATCTCTAATGGTGTATCAATTTCAGGATCTACTAACCCCTATAATACTTTTGTTAAAATAACAAACGCTGGTATTTATGATATACAATTTTCAGCCCAAATAGAAAAAACAGACTCAGGAAATGATGATATATTTATATGGATTGCTAAAAATGGTATATCCTTAACTGATACTGCTACCTCTATAACTCTCGTTGGTAATAATGCTAAAAATGTAGCTGCTTGGAATTGGTTTATTAGTGCTAATGGGGGTGATTATCTTCAATTGTTTTGGTATGCTGCTGACACAAATGTAAGAATTCTTGCTCAGCCCTCTGATGGTATCCCAGGTATTCCTTCAGTTATATTAACTGCTACTAGAATTGATACTTTTCTTAGTAACACAGGTTCATTTAGTGGTTCTTTTACTGGCAATTTGATAGGAACTGCTTCAAGAGCTACTTCAGCCTCTATAGCAGATTCTATAAAAATTACTAATGATGCTAATAATAGAATAATTACATCTAATGGCAATAATACTTTAAATGCTGAAGAAACACTTACATATGATGGTTCTCAGTTATCATTTGATGCGGCAACTCGAATAAGTATAAATAGTTATAGATTATTTGATGTATCTAAAAATTCAAACGATGTTACTATAGCATTAGGTGATTTATCTAACGCATTTAATTCTACTGAATTAAGAGTAAATGATGGTGAGCAAAAAATAGAACTATTCTTTAGCTCATCTAAGGGTAGTAGTGTTATAAGTCATTATTTTGATAATACAGGATTATTTGTAACAGGTGCTATTACTGCTAGCGAATTATATATTGATAATCGCACATTATCTCCAGCATTTTTTAGTGGTGACGTAGATGTTACAGGTAGATTAACAGCAGGTATAGGCGATTTTAACGAATTAACTGGTAATTGGTTATCATCAAATGGTGCTAATCGAGTTATTACGTCAGATGGTGATGGAACTTTTACAGCAGAAACAGGATTAACTTATACCCCAAATACCCTCAACGTTGAGGGTTCTGTTATTGCTACAGGTAATATTACAGCTTATGGTAATCTTATAGCAAAACAATTTATTGTTTCATCATCTGTATCTTATTTTACTGAGTCATTTTCTTCAGGTTCTACTAAATTTGGTGACTCAAACGATGATACTCACCAAGTTACAGGTTCTTTATTAGTTACAGGTAGTATTACAGGAACTACTTTATTAATAAATGGTAATAAAATTACTGATTCTACTATAATTAATAGTCCAGTCATTAAGTTTGCTAACCTTCCTGAAAACCTTAATGGAGAAATGGAAGGAGTAGTAGTATGGGATTCTACTCAAGGTCAATTATATTGGACAAGTTCATTAGGAAGTGGGTTTACTACCGCTCATACTTTACAACAAGTTACTACCGCTGGTTCTTCTACTACTATTCCTATTACTGCTTCTATTATAAGTGCCAGTAATGCGATTTATACAAGTCAGTCACATACTACTACATTAAGTTTTAAAGCTCCTTTAAATTCTACAAGTAGCTTTGAAATTTTAACTATCCCTCCAGGACACCATTCAGTTAAAGGAGTAATAAAAGAAAGTTTAACTTTAGGTTCTAATACTTATTGTAATTTTAGTTTATTCAAAGTTACTCAAAGTATAAGTTGTATCGAATTTAATCCTACTTTTATTTATAGAGCAGAAACTACTTCACCTTTTCTTATAAGTTTCCAAATTAAAGTTACTCCTGATCGTGATGCTTTTACTTCTACAACTCTTATTAATAATACTTTTCAAAGTAATATTTCTAATTTAAGTTTTTCCCCCAATTCAAATGTATTAAATTTTGTTGATACTAGTGGTTTTGCTAATTTTGTTAATAACCACAATTTAATAGCAAATGGTTTTTGGGATATTAATTATGTTTCTACTTTTATGGAAGTTTCTTTTATTAGAAACTTTACATCAGTAGGCTCAAACACAGGTAATTTAGCTAATAGTCTTTTAAATGTAATTATTCCTTATGAAATTTATCAATTCTAAACTATGAATTTATTTGATCTAAATATTATTTCTTCAGGATCATTAAATCTTTATGCTAACGCTGTAGATTTTATAAGTCAGTCAGGATTTACCACTGAAGTAACATCACAGGGAAAATTAATATTTAAAGAAAGAAGTTATGGCTTAGGTGATCTCGATATATTACAAATCAGTAGTTCAAATAGAGAACCAAGAGTAGGTATAGGTTTTTCTAAAAGTGATAATTTTTCTAAAACATTTGACTTACTAACAGCTAAAGATGATACTACTGGAACTGAGATACTACTTCGTAGTAGTAGAACAACAACAGGAGCAGAAACTGGAGACGAAGCAGGGAAAATAACTTTTGCTATTAATAGTGCTAGTTTTAAATCAATTGATGATTCAGGCTCTGTAGCAAATATAGTAGCTAAAGTAACTGATGTAACTAGTCAAGGTGTAATAGGTAAATTAATATTTAATACTTCAAATGCTAAAGGTGAAGCCCCATATGAAACTTTAGTTTTATCCTATGGGCAATCTACATTTAGTAGTTCTTTAAATGTATTACAATCATTAAATGTAACACAAAATGTAAGTTCTTCTTTATCTAGAGCTAATAGTTTAATTATAGGAAATGTATCTAATTTAGGGACTAATAATGCTAATATAGCAGGTAATTTAAAAATAGGAAACAACATCACAGCAAGTAATAATATCAGTGCTAGTAACTATATAATAGGTAGAAATATAATTGGTACTGAGTTAGGACAACTAGTTGATGGCCCGTCTACTGGATTATTATATGAAGTAACGTGGTATGGTAGATTTGAACAATCTGATTTTGGTCCTGTTTATTATGAAACCTCTTCTCAAGATTTTAAATATGTTCCTTCGTGGGCTGGTTCTTCTAAAGTATTATTGACAGGATCTTTATTAATAACAGGAAGTACTACAATAACAGGTCCCTTAATTATAACAGGTTCTCAACTTATAACTCAAGATATATCTTCGAACGGAACTATTAGAGCAAGAGTAAAATCTTTCGATATCCCCCACCCTACACGTAAAGGAAAAAGATTAGTATATGGTGCTTTAGAAGGACCTGAACACGGGATTTATTGTAGGGGAGAATCTAAGGAATTAAAAGTATTACTTCCTTCTGAATGGAGAGCAATGGTTAATAAAAAAACCATCTCTGTTCAGATTACTCCTATAGGTGAGTGGCAGCCTATATATTTTAAAAAATTTGAAAGTAACTGGATTCATTTTGGTTGCGGTGACAACAGAGAAACCTATCATTTCTATTGGGAGATAAAAGGTGAACGAACTGATGTTCCTAAACTAGAAACAATCCAGTAACTTTTAAAATTAATTTGGTTTTAGTTCTTTATATTTATTAACAACAACATAAGACTATAACCTTGCCTTTATACACAAGAGACATAATAATAACCCCAGCTAGCGGAACTATTTTATTTAGTGGATCTGCTGGCCCCTATTGGTCACTTTTAGAAGTTAACGATAGTGGTAGTTTATCTCTTTTCATCACTGAAAGTGGTGTATTTGCTATTACTGGTGCTGTAGATATTACAGGATCTTTAAACATCTCTGGAACTTTGTCTGTAGATGACATTGTATTAAGGGGTATAATGGATTTAGGAACGTTTTAATATGTATTCATAGATTATAATCAACAACATATAAGGTAACATAAAATATTATGGCACAAACAATTAAATTAAAAAGAGGTGGTTTTGCTGGTTTACCATCAGTATCTACTACTTATGGTGAATTAATATTAGCTACTGGTTCTTTGGGATCAGGTTTATCAGTATCACCCATTCTTGTAGCTAATGATAGTATAGCTTTAAGACCGGTCGCAGGTGCTGTTATAACAGGTTCTACACCTCCTAATATTTCATCATATCCTCAATTATCAGGTTTATTATTTTATGAAAATGATGCTAAACAATTTTGGAGATTAGATTCAAATGGTAACCAAAATTTAGCAATATTAGCCACTGTCGAAAATTCTTTAACATTTGGATCTGGGTTAAATGCTGGGTCTTTTAATGGATCTTCAGCTGTTACTATAAGTGTTGATTCTGGTTCTATGAAAGTATTCTTCAATTCAGCTTCTTATGCTGGAGTTAGTGGAGATATATTAATTAATGCTAGTACAGGTGTAGCAACTATTCAGCCAGACTCAGTTGTTTTAGGTACAGATACTACAGGTAATTATGTTGCTACTATTGCTAACGCTACTAATGGTGGTACTACTATTAATAATAGTGGTACTGAAACTGCTGCTGTTACTATAGCACTTAACTTTGGTGATCTTACTGAAGCTGCTGTAACAGTAGGAACTGATTATATTCCCTTTATAGATGGAGGTGCTACTGGTGATTCTCGCAAAGAATCAATCGCTGATTTAGTTTCAGCAGTAGCAGGTACTAATTTAGTAGCTGCTGCTGGTGTTCTTAGTGTTCCTTCAGTAACTAATTTAAATGCTGCTTCAGGTAGTTACTTAATAAGTGCTTCAGTTATTGGGACTGCTAATGAAGTTGATATTAAAGGTAATGGTCTCCAAGGAATTCAAATTGGATTACCTGATAATGTAACTATAGCAGGTGATTTAGCAGTTAATGGAGGTGATATAACTTCAACTGCTGCTACTTTTAATTTCTTAACTTCAAACTCAGGTCTTACTTCTCTTACTATAGGCCACGCAAATACTAATGTTAGTATCGCTGGTAATTTAGATGTTAATGGAACTATAACTACTATTGACTCTACCACTGTAGAAATAGGAGACCGAATTATTGAACTTAATGCCGCTTCGGCCGCAGGTGATGGTGGTATATTTGTTAGAGATGCTAATGGTAACCAAACAGGTTCATTGTTGTGGGATGTTACTAATAATTATTGGAAAGGTGGCCTTCTTTCATCTGAAAAGGCTTTTGTAAGAACAGAAACCGCTACTGGATTTACTGGAACACCTTTAGCATTTGTATATGCTAGTAGTAGTAATACTTTAGATCATAAATCATTTACATATGCTGGTGTTGTTGATGATGGTTATTATTTAGTATATAGTGCTTCTCAATTCCAAGCCACTAAGGTAATTGACGGCGGTACTTTCTAAATATTTATATATATTTCTTTTTGAAAGTCCCGATTTTTTCGGGACTTTCTTCTATTTATTCACGCAGTAAATACTGATTAAATTTCCATATATATGGCACAAGTAGTAAAATTAAAGCGCAGCGGAGTTGCGGGTAGAGTTCCAGATACGGGTTCTTTAGAGTTAGGAGAAATAGCAATAAATACCTTTGATGGTAGAGCGTTTATTAAAAAAAGTGGAAGTGGCTTTATAGAAAGTGTTGTTCATTTAGTAACTACTAATGCTCTTACCACAGGCAGTATTAATCTTAGTGGCAGTTTTACTGCTAGTAATGCTCTTATATATGATAATGTCCAAATAGGGGTTTCAGCCAGTAGTGGAGGAACTTTAACTATATGGAAAAATTCATCCGGAGAAGCTATTATATCTTTTCCTGCTGCTACTCCTGCCCAAAATGATACGGGGTGGATTAAACATATTGAAAGTACCCAAGATGCTGGTAGGTTTGAATTTAGAGTAGGAGATAATGGGTCACCCTTAGCATACGATGAATTTTGGTTTGGTTCTTCAGTTGATCCTGATGTAATTACTTTTAGAACAAGTGGTGATATAATACAAAGAACAGGATCATTAACTTTACAAAGTGGTTCTATAAGTGTTAGTAATAACATTACAGCTTCTATAGTTAAAGCAAACCAATTTACTGGTTCATTATTTGGAACATCTAGTTGGGCCCAAAACGTCTTAACAGCCTCTTTTATTAATAATTTAAACCAAAATTTATCTATAACAGGTGCTCTTGTATTATCAGGTTCAACCGCTCCTGAATTAAGAGTTATAGGGGATACTCAATTTACTGGATCAGTAAGTTCTTTATATGGTTATACTGGTTCATTGTTAGGAACAGCTAGTTGGGCCATAAGAGCTCTTACAGCATCATTAGCTACAACTGCCTCGTTTACATTAAGTGCTTCTTTTGCTACAACTGCCTCTTATGCTTTAAATGGAGTAACTATTAGCAATAATGTTGACAATTATGTACTTACAGCAACTGGAGTATCAGGCAGTATTAATGGAGAATCAGGGTTAATCTTTAATTCTGCTACTGGTATCTTAGAAGTTAATAGTAACATTGATATAGGATCTGGTAATACTCACACAGATTCAGGCATTATAGTTATTGGATCTAATAATATTGCTGGAACTAGTGGAGGTGCTGGTAATTATATTTTAATAGGACAAGCTAATGAACTTGATAGTAGATTAAAAAATAGTTTAGTTGTAGGTGGGAAAGTAATAATAGGTGATGACACCCAACAAAGTATAATAGCTGGTATATCTCATTCTATAGGAGCTAATAGAAATATTTTAACCAGCGGTGAAGGGCTTTATGTTTACGATAGTGATGAACGTCTTGTTATAGGAAGATACAATGTAAGAAACACCGAAAATCCTAAAGTCAGTTCTTCTTTATTTACAATAGGAAGTGGAAAAGGAGATGGAACGAGAAATGATCTCCTTAATGTTTTTCCTAATAATTATGATCTTCCTCAATCAGCTGAAGTAGTAGTTACTGGGTCAATTTTAGCCTCTAATAGAATACAAGCTCCTAGTTTTACAGGTTCGTTATTTGGAACTGCTAGTTGGGCTATTAGAGCACTTACAGCGTCTTTAGCTACAACTGCCTCGTTTACAATAAGTGCCTCATTTGCTACAACAGCTTCATTTGCTTTAAGTTCTTCAGTTACAATAAGTTCTTCATTTGCGTCAACTGCTTTAAGTGCTTCGTTTGCGTTAACTGCTTTAAGTGCTTCATTTGCTTTAACTTCTTCTCTCCCATTAAGGGGGTATATTACAGGTTCTAGTCTTGCTAATTCAATTAGACTACAGAAAGGAGATGGAACTCAAGATGCGTTTCCTATCCTAATAGGAGGAGGTAATTATAAAGTAGCTTATTTTAGTGGTTCTAATAATTTACGAGACGCTACTGAAGTAAATATTTTTAGAGATCCTAATGGAACTTCTAATTTTTCTCCTCAAATAGGTCAAGCGGTTGATAGTTTAACTATAGGAACAATTACTAATGGAGGCCCCACATTAACTGATTCTAGTGGCAGTCATATTTTAAGAGACAAAACTGAATTAATTACTAATGTTCGTATAGCTGCTCCTACTGAAACTTATTATTTATTAGGACTTAGTGCTGCCCCTAACATCATTAAACTAGATAATGAAAATATATATACTACCCCTGGAATAGCCCCAAGTACAAATCCTTTAGTAAGTAATAAAGTTATAAATGGCAGTGTAAAATTTGGTGGGATATATGCTAAAGTTAATACGACTCCTACTGCTGGTACCCAATATGGAACTACATTATATCAAAATGGGTTAGTTCTATATCCAGGTTCACCTGGTATGTTAATTTCTGATGGTAAGTTATCAATTTTTAATAGCTCATCTATGGTATTTGACGTAAGTGGAGGATTATTATCACCCCACTCAAGTGCCAGTGCTCAATTTACTTTAGCAAGTGATAGTTCTAGTCTTTCTATTTTAGTAGGTAAAGAAAATCTCCAAGAAATAATGTTCCTTTCTTATTCATCAAAGGAACCTAAAATTGGTATAGGAACTTCACAACCTAAATCAATTTTTGATATTAAGTCTATTGCTGATAATTCAACAGGAACTGAATTATTGATTCGTAGTGCTCGTACCGAATTAAAAGGAGGAAATACAGGTGATGCTGCCGGTAAAATTATATTTTCTATTGATAGTTCAAGTTTTAATAATTTAAAAACTTCAGGTTCTGTTGCTATAATTACTAGTGAAGTTACTTCTATTTCTTCTGAAGGAGCCGCAGGTGATTTAATTTTAAAAGCTTCTAATACTGATAAAAATGAACCAAGTGAAGTTTTAAGGATTAATAATGATACTTCAATTTTCAGTAGTTCTCTTAATGTTAAAGGTCAATTTTTAACTCTTAATAGTTCTCAATTTGCTGTAATTAGTACTACTATTGGTAGTGATATTAATACTCCAGTTGATAATTTTTCTACTTCAGTTTATAAAGGAGGATTTTATGACTATACATTAATAAGTTCAGTAGGAGCTCGAATAGGGCAATTTATGGTACTATCAGGCAGTAGCAATTTAACTTTTACTGATACTTCTGCTCCTGCTATAGGTGGTGATCCTGTTGAACCTTCATTGTCAGCTTCTTTTTCTAGTGCTAATATTATTAGTGTTCGTATTACAAATGGTAGTGGGTATACTTTTAAAGCTATAAGAAAATTACTCTAACATATATGTATCGGTGACCTTTTGGATAGGGAAAAAAGGAAACTAATATGGCAAACGAATTTATCGCCCGTAAAGGGTTTATAGCACTTGAATCTTCCCAGATTACAGGTAGTCTTAATGTAAGTGGTGGTATAACGGGTTCATTATTAGGAACTTCAAGTTGGGCAACTAATGCTATAACTGCTTCATCCGTTACTACTTTAAATCAAAATGTATTAATAACAGGAAGTTTAACAATAGGTAGTTCAAGTATAGGATCATCAGAAAATACATTAATAGTAGGACCACCGCCCGCTGGTGGGGCTGGTGAAGGTGGTCAGATATTATTACAGGCTGTTGGAGGTACCTATGCTACGGCTTCAATGATTGATAATTATCAAAATCAAACTCGACTCTTAAGAGGTACTAATGCGGGTAGTGATGCTGTAGTTGCTTCATGGAATATGCATTCTAAACAAATGCAACTCCCCTCTTATAATAGTACTACAGCATTTACAGCTACAACTTTAGTTGGTATATTAGGGTTTGATGCTAATGGTAATATTTTAACAACTAATACAAGTAGTGGAGGAGGAGGAGGTGTTACAATTAATAATAATACAGACAATTATTTAATCACAGCAACTGGTACCGCTAATACATTAAATGGTGAAGCCAATTTACAATTTAATGGATCTTCATTATCTGTAACGGGTAATATAACAGCAAGTGGAACTATTACCGCTCAAGCAAATGGAGCAATGTATTTTCGTGGAGGTGATGATGCTGAATTATGGGATATAAATGTTGCTAATACATTAGGGATATATGGTCAACAAAATCAAGGAATAGCCTCTATTAAATTAGGATCTGGTGGAGGTGTTATTTCGGGAAGAAGTGGGAGTATTGGAATAGGTATAACTACTCCTAACTCAGGAGCTCTTCATGTTAATGGTGGAGTATTTGCTACTTCTTTTACTGGTTCATTATTTGGAACCTCAAGCTGGTCAACTAATGCTTTAACTGCTTCTTTTGTTAATAATTTAAATCAAAATTTATCCATAACAGGCTCTGTTGTTTTATCAGGATCAGGTTTACCAGAATTAAGAGTTATAGGTGATACCCAATTTACAGGTTCAATAAACTCCTTAAATGGATATACAGGTTCATTATTTGGAACTGCGAGCTGGGCAACTAATGCTATTAGTTCTTCATTAGCAGTTCGAAACCTTATTACCGCTTCCGTTTCTCTAAACACAATTACCTTTACAAAAGGTGACGGAACTACATTTCCTATAGTTGTAAATACAGGTTCAGGTGGGGGAGGTGGAAGTGTTACAATTAATAATAACACAGATAATTATGTAATCACAGCAACTGGTACCGCTAATACATTAAATGGTGAAGCTGCTTTAACATTTGATGGTACTACTTTATCAACCACAGATATATCTGCTACTGGTATAACTGGTGATGTTGTAATAGGTACTACTAGTGTAACTGCTGGTGATTTATTAGCTAGTCAAATTCTAATTCAAGATGATGTTACGGGAGTCCCAGGAGAATATACAATAGGATCTCAAATAGCTTATTCTTGGGGCGATCCTGGTAATAATTCTCTTTTAACAGGAAGAGCAGGACAAGTAGTTTATTTATCAGGTAGTGGAGATTGGAAAGTAGCCAGAGCTAATACTACCGGTAGTAGTACTAGTATATTAGGGATAGTAACTTCTGCTGAAGATCAAAGAAATATACTTCTTCAAGGAGCTGTTACTTTAGGTACAAATCTTAACTCTCTTATAGCAGGACAACCAGTTTACTTAAGTCCTCTTGTAGATGGAGAAGTTACCCTTACCCCACCATCTTCTTCAGGTCATATAGTTAGATTATTAGGATGGACTATTCCTGGAAGTGGTAATGATAATATTTATTTTAGTCCTGATAACTCTTATATAGTAAGAACATAATGTCTATAAGATTAATAAATGGAGTACCAGTAGATAAAATTACAGCAATAAATGGTATATCTTACTCAGCAATAGGAACTTTTAACAGGGTATCAACTTTATTAAATATAGTTACAAGTAATTTATTTGCTTTTTGGGATCCAACTACTGAAGGTAGTATAGGTACCTTTGTTTTATCAGGATCAGGTACTATTTATAGTGGTGCTTTTGATATAAGCTATAAATATACAGCTAGTAATTCAGCTGTTACTCGCAGCTTGGGTGTGTTTCAAGGAGCAGTATTTACAACATTTAATAGTGGGAGTTTAACCCAAAGAGTAATGTATGTAGATGGTGTAGGGGGTGATTATTTAGGAGGTATACATCTAACAAGAGGTTACTTAACAGCCAGTGCTACAGACCCCGCTAAAGTTAATACCTTACTTGATTTTACAAATGAATTTTGGATAAGAAGTAGTGGTAGTTGGTTAAGTGATGGTGCTTTATATAGTGCTGTTTATAACCAAGGTTCAAGAACAAGATTTAATTCTTCAGGCGACCACTGGGCTTATGCCCCTAATGTTACAGCTGGGGGTAACTTAGGTGGAACTTGGGCTACTAACACTTGGCATCATTATTGTGTAACAATGGCTAATGTTAATGTTACAAATGACAGATTAACTATTTACAAAGATGGTGTTCAAGTAGGACAAGATACAACAGGTAACTATGCTCCAACAAATGTCCAAGCTGAGTTTTTTATTGGCAGCTGGAACTCAGCTACTGAATTACAAAGAATGTATGTTGGTGAAGTTAGAAGATATAATAAAGAATTAACAGCAGCAGAAGTATTACAAAACTATAATGCGAGTAAATATAGATATGGAAAATAATGTATCAAACAGATGGTATCGTATAATAGCAACTCCCTACTTATGGGAATTAGATTATGATATAATTTACCAAAGATTTCCTGAAGCTGCCAGATTTTCAATGACTGGAGAGTGGGCTATTGTAACATATAAGGAACTACCAGAAAATCCTAATTTTCCCTATTACACAAATGATGAAATGGTTCAGTTTATATATAATAATTGGGATGAATGGAATCCAATAGATAGTACTCAAGAACCCTTTTTATCAGACCCTAATGCGATTATTTCATAAAAATTGTTTTCTAAAAACATTAATATATGTATATGTGAATAATTTTAAAATTTAAATGTTATGGCTGTTAGAAAATCCACAAAAAACACCCAAAAATTAGAAGCTAATGAGCTTCAACAACTTATTGAATTAAGACAACAAATTAGTGATTTAACTTTTAGGAGAGGGCAAGTAGCACTCGCTGAAGATACCCTTGAAGCACAACGTATGGAACTTAAATCACTTCAAAATCAACTTTCTCAAAAAGAGAAAACCCTTTCAAGCGAACTATTTGGTAAATACGGAAAAGGAGAAATTAACCTTGACGAAGGGACAATTACTATCACAGACTAATTTTGTTTGGCCTTTTTTTGGATATTTATTGATAGTCACAATCTAATACATTTTTATTAGAAAAGAATTATATTTATATCCAACACATAACATAAAATACAATGGCCGAAAAAATAGTATCACCAGGCGTATTCCAAAGAGAAGCTGATCAATCCTTTATAGCACCCGCACCTATTGAAGCAGGTGCGGCTATTATAGGTCCCACTGTCAAAGGTCCTGAACTACAGCCTACTTTAGTAACTTCATTTAGTGATTATAAAGATAAGTTTGGAACCATTTTTTACTCTGGTTCTAACAAATATGAGTTCTTAACTTCTATTGCTGTTCAAAGATACTTTGCTAATGGCGGGACTAGTATGTTAGTAACTCGTGTAGTAAGCGGTTCTGTTGAATCTGCTACTTCTACACGTATTTTAGCTAATTCTGGAAGTGCCACGGGAACTTACTCAGTAGCTTCTGTAAATTTCACAGGAAATATACCTGATGGATTTGAAGGTTTTAGAGTTAGTGATAGTACAGGCCAAACATTTCTTATAGCTTATAGCAGTTCAGTCAATTTATATGCTGGGGGTACTGGAGATACTCACTTTATTCAGTATACTGATTTAAGTAATGCTACCTCTATTATAAATGCTTCTTCTTCTTTAATAGGATTAACAGCTGCTCTTAATAGTAATGTTTTATCTTTAAGTTCATCCGTAGTAGGAGCAGGATTTAATGGACATACTATTCAAACAGGTTCTGTTGCTACCACTACAGGTAATATGTTAACATCAGTAGTAGGATTAGGAGGATTAAGTATTTTATCTACATTTGCTGGTGGGGCTGCTACAACATCTACAGCTAACACTAATGCTAATATTTCGTTTACTTTAAAAACTATAGGTAAAGGTACTAAATTAAATAATACTCCTGATGCTGATCCTAATAATATATTACAATATAGTGATGGTTCGCTTAAATCTGGATCTGCTGATAATTTAAGATGGGAAGTTTCAGGAATTAACAATAAAGCTGGAACCTTCAATTTAGAATTAAGAAGAGGTGATGATAATAATTTAACTCCTGTTGTTCTTGAAACTTATTTAAACTTAAGTCTTGATCCTAATAGTGAAAATTATATCGAAAGAAGAATAGGTAACCAATATATTTCTATCGAAAATTACGATGGTCAAAGATTAGTTCGTGTAAATGGTGAATATCCTAATCGTTCTCGTTTTGTTTATGTTTCTTCTGTAAATAAAATCACTCCTTTCTATTTAAATAATGATGGATCTATAGGATCAGAAGGAGGTTTATCTTATAGCGCTAGTTTACCTTTCCCAACAAGTGGTGCTTTCCATAGTGGTATAGGTGATATTTTACCCACAGGTGAAGCTGGTAAATACTTTGAAAATATCAGTGCTGCTAACGTAGGTAATATTCAAGGTTTAACAGGTGATGATTACACAATAGCTGTTAATCTTCTTAAGAACAAAGATGAATACAGATTTACTACTATTGCTACACCCGGTATTTACAATCAAGATTATGCCTCTGTAGTTAATTCTGTAGTTGAATTGTGTGAAGAAAGAGGAGATTGCTTCTATATTGCTGACCTTGTAAAATATAATTCAACCATTACTGAAGTTACTGATGAAGCTAATGAATTAAATACCAGCTTCGCAGGTGCTTACTGGCCTTGGGTTCAAGTAGCCTCTACAGAATTAAGTAAAAATGTTTGGGTCCCAACATCAGCAGTTATGCAAGGTGTTTATGCTCTTAATGATAGAGTAGCAGCTCCTTGGTTTGCTCCTGCTGGTTTAAATAGAGGTGGATTACTTGTAAGCAGAGCTGAAATAAAATTACCACAAAACTTACGCGATACTTTATACTCAAATAAAGTTAACCCTATAGCTACTTTCCCAAGAAATGGTGTTGTAGCATTTGGTCAGAAAACCCTCCAAACCAGAGCCAGTGCCCTTGATAGAATTAATGTTAGAAGATTATTAATTTCATTGAAAAACTTTATAGGTGATACTGCTCGTAACTTAGTATTTGAACAAAATACTATAGTAACTAGAAATAAATTCTTAAATGCTGTTAACCCATTCCTTGAATCGGTTCAACAAAGACAAGGATTATACGCCTTTAAAATAACAATGGATGAAACCAACAATACATCTGATGCTATTGACAGAAATGAATTAGTAGGTCAGATTTTGTTACAACCTACCAAAACTGCTGAATTTATAATCTTAGATTATACTATTCAACCCACAGGAGCTACATTTGGTGAATAATTCTTAAATTACCATATATTTATTATAAAATAACAACAACGCACAATGGCAATACTTAGCTCAGCAGAGATGTTCTATACGGCTTATGAGCCCAAACTACAGAACAGATTTATATTTTATATAGATGGCCTCCCTGCTTACCTTGTAAAAAACGCAGACAGACCTAAAGTCCAGTTTGATGATGTAACCTTAGAACATATTAATGTTAAAAGAAAAATTAAAGGTAAAGCAGATTGGCAAAACATAAATGCTACTTTATATGACCCTGTTACTCCTTCCGGAGCACAAGCGGTAATGGAATGGATTCGTTTATCACACGAATCTGTAACAGGTAGAGATGGTTATTCTGACTTCTACAAAAAAGATGTTAGATTTAATGTTTTAGGTCCTGTTGGTGATGTTGTTGAAGAATGGATTTGTAAAGGAGCATTTATTACTAATGCTGACTTTGGTTCAGGTGATTGGAGTTCATCCACACCTATGGAAATCACAATAACTATGCGTGTCGATTATTGTATCCTTAACTACTGATTATTTCTACACTTTTATGCTGAAAAGGGGGGTTGGTTCGCCAATCCCCCTTCTTTTTTACATATGTATATAAAAATAATATTAAGTTATGGAAAACAAAACAATATACCCTACCGAAGAGGTAACATTGCCTTCAAAAGGTTTAGTATATCCTCTTGATAATCCTTTGTCTAAAGGAATTGTTGAGATGAAATATATGACCGCTAAAGAAGAAGATATTTTAACTAACGAAAGTTATATTAAAAAAGGTATCGTAATAGACAAATTATTAAAATCATTAATTGTATCTCCTATTAATTATGATGACTTAATTTTAGGCGATAAAAACGCTATTCTTATTGCTTCGCGGGTATTGGGGTATGGTAAAGAGTATACGTTTAAATACCCTAATACGCGCGGAGAAGACGAATATCATACCATTGATTTGACTGAAATTAAGGACAAAGAATTGGATCCTAAATATTTAATAGAGGCACATAAAAATGAATTTAGTTTTACTTTACCTGTATTAAAAAAAGAACTTACTTTTAAGCTTTTAACCCACGGCGATGAGAGAAAAATCTCAGCTGAACTTGAAGGCCTTAAAAAAATTAATAAAGAAGGATCTCCTGAATTAACAACTCGTTTAAAGTATTTAATTCAATCTATAGATGGAGATACTGATAAAAAAAATATTAGAGATTTTATTGATAATCAATTGCTTGCCCGAGACGCGCGAGCACTCCGTGAATATTTAAATTTAGTTCAACCTGATGTTGATATGGCTTTTGATCTTGAGGATTCATACGGAGAAACACAGAGAGGGGTCCGCGTGCCAATAGGCATCACGTTTCTTTGGCCTGACTTCGACAGACAAAATTAATACCTATAACGAAATTCATGATTTAGTATATCACGGGCAGGGGGGATTTATTTATTCTGAAGTTTATAATATGCCTATTCATTTAAGAAGATTTCATATTAAAAAAATAGATGAATATAATAAAAAACAAAATGAAGAATATGAAAAAGCTTTAAAATCTAAACAATCATTTATTAAATAAATTTAGTTTTTTTATATTTATGATTATACTAACTTATATATAATATATGGCTGTTAATAAAGATTTAGATGACTTAAATGAGTCTTTAAAAAATTTTGATAAAACTGGAAGAAGTCTTAATCAGGTTTTAGAAGATGTAATTGCTAAATCAGCTGAAATAAGTACCCAAGTAAGGTTATTAAGTAATGATTCTATAGAAGCTTTACAAAATTCTGCTAAAGCTTCAAAAAAGCTTTCTGAGATTCTTGAAAGGGTAAAAAGAGGTAGTATTTCTAATCGAGAAATTAATAACCAGTTAGCAAAATCACAGGATAGAATAAACAAATTATCAAGTGAAACTACTAAGTTAGAAGAAAAATATCGAAATGCTAAAGGAAAAGCTAAAAAACTTATTGGAGATCAAATAGAATTACTTAAAATAGCTGAAGAGGGAGAAAAAAAAATATTAGAAACCCTAACAACAGCTAATGAAAAACAAAGAGAATTATCAGAAAACGCAGGTAAATTCTATGAAAAAATATCCCAAATACTGGGGGTTGTTCCAGGATTAGGAGGACTTTCTAATTTATTTGGAGATATAGCTAAAAATATTAAACAATCAGTTCTTGAAGGGGGTGGATTAATAGGTACTCTTACAGCTATTGGAACCGCTATTGGTGCTTTAGGATTTGCTTTAATTGTTAAAGCAGCTTTTGATGTTAATCAAGAAATTACTGAATTTGGAAAAAATTTAAATCTATCTAAAGAAGAAGCAATAGAATTAAAAGGCCAATTTGCTGATATATCTGAGAATGTTAATGATGCTGCCATTAATTCTGTAAGATTAGGAAAAGCAAACGCAGCTTTAAATAATCAATTAGGAACAGCAGTTGTTTTTAGTGGGGAAATATTAACAACTTTTTCTAAACTGACTGAAGTAGCAGGAATAAGTGCTGAAGCAGCAAGTAGTTTAGCTTTTCAAGCCCAAAGAGCTGGTAAACCTTTTAGAGAAATAGAAGAAAACACTTTAGCAGCTTCATATTCTCTTCAAAGAGCCTATGGTGTTCAACTTAATCAAAGAGAAGTTTTAGAAGCTACTGGTAAAGTTACAGGTCGAGTAAGAGCTAATTTAGGTGCTAATCCTGAAGCTATTGCTCGAGCAGTTACCCAAGCTAAATTATTTGGTGCTGAATTAGATGATATTGTTAAATCTAGTGAAGCTTTATTAGATTTTGAAAATAGTATTGAAGCCGAATTAAGAGCTGAACTTCTTACTGGAAAACAACTTAATCTTGAAAGAGCACGTGCCCTTGCTCTTGCCGGTGATCAAGAAGGCTTAGCACGCGAATTACAAGAACAAGCAGGTACCTTTACTGAATTTACTAAATTAAATGTTCTTCAACAAAAAGAACTAGCATCCGCTTTTGGTATGTCTTCTGATCAATTATCAGATATTTTATTCAAACAAGAAACCCAAAATATGAATGCTAAACAGCTTCGTGCTATGGGTAAGGATGAATTAGCTGATAGATTAGAACAAGTAAGTGCTCAAGAAAAATTAGCTTTAGCTAGTGAAAAGTTTATGGTATTATTAGGTGAAGTAGCTGTTATTTTAACTCCTATAATTGAAGGGTTTGCTAGTTTAGTTTCTAACGCAACTTTATTAAAAAGTGTTATGACAGGTTTAGTTGCGGTAACAACTTTTATGGCAATTAAATCAATAGTAACTGCTATTGCCAGTTTATATACTTCTTTGGGTTTATTGGGTCCTATAGGGGTAGGATTAGCAGCAGCTGCTGTAGCAGGTATGTTTGCTACTATGGCAAGTGCTAAACAAAAAGTAGCAGATGGTATAGCTCCTGCTTCTAAAGGCCCATTCACTATTACAGACAGATATGGAGCAATGGCTGTTACTACCCAAGGTGATAATTTAGCTGTATCTCCTAATGTTAATAAAGCCCCTCAAACCCAACCTATTGTCATAAACAATACATTTTCTAATTTTAAATCAGCTGCTTACAACCAGCTTGCTAATACTCAACTAAGGCAAGCAACTCCCACTTTTATTTAATATTTATAACAAAATAACAATACACAATGGCACTTGTAAATTTAGAATCAATTTATGATTTAGTAGGATCTCCTGGTGTAGCAGGTAGTGGTCCTGTAGGAGATATGGCTAACCAATCTGGTCCCCCTTGGAATATTATAGGGCCCGATATAACTAAAGGTTTATATCCTTTTAATATCCCCGCAGGTTCACAACTTCACGCAGGGCCACTTGAAAACCAAGCAGGTAGAAGTTTAATAGGTCCTGATTATTCATATAATTACGGAGGTGGTTATCCTAATGCTAATGGTTTAGCATTAGCTGCTTTATTAGATTTAAATGGTGTAATTCCATATGCTACTCACCCTAATATTACTATTAATCCTTTAGGTAATCAACAATTGCCCTATAACCAATTTGGTCCTCCTGACGGATTTTATTAATAGTTTAATTCTATGGGTTTAAAAGATCTTTTAATAGACTCTAAGGACGGGTTTTTACCTGACGGGAGAGTATTTAGACAAAGATCTTTAGATTATGGGGATGATAAGCCCCTAATAACTAAAAATTTACCTGATGTAGAAAGAAATCTTAATGGTATTTCTGGGTTTGTAAATCAGGTTACTGATAATTTTGTAAGAGGAGGTATAGTAGGAGCTACTACAAGAGCAGCAATTGATGCGGCTCGATTGGGGAAAATGTTACTAACTCCCCAAGGATTTAGTTGGTTAGTAAGTAATATAGCTCTTCAAAAAACCAATCCTGAAAACGTAACATCTCCCCGAAATAGAACATTTTCAGGAGTCTCAACAGCATCATCTGCTCTTTCTTCTTTTGCTGGTCTTAGATTTAGAAGAGATGGTTTATTAGATTTTGAATTCGAAAATGGGTATAATTACGATCCTGTATTTGGAAGTTATAAATATGAAAAATCTGCCAGATTAAATTTAGATGAACTTCGTTTTGATCAAGCTAATCTAAATAATAATGTTTTACTTCAATTATATAGTGCTAATATAATTAAAATAGGTTCAAATTTAGCACGAGTTTCTAACGAACAGGATATATTATTAGAGTATGAAGGGGGACCCCACTCTACATTTGGTTTAGGAAAAACTATAATAAAAAAATATGTTTCTAACCCCTACCATCCTTGTAGATTTTTACCTATATACAATCGAAATTTTGATTCTTTAAACAAACTCGAAACAGGAACCACAGGTTATACCGACTACAGAAGTATCAAAAGATACGATATTAATGGGTATAATTTACCTTATACAAGTAGATTTAAGCAAAGAGAATCAGTATATGGGTTAGGTACTCCGGGTATATTAATCCATAGAAATTCTGTAAATGATGATGGAATTAATTATGGTGATTATAGATATGATACTATAGATCAATTAAATGCCTCTAACATATATCGCAGAGAAAATTTAGCAGAACCTGAATATTTTAAAGATTTTATTAAATTTAGAATAGCAGTAGTTGATACAAGTAATCCTTTAAATGATAGAGTAATTCTGTTTAGAGCATTTATAGAAAAAATAGATGACAATTATTCAGGTAATTGGGATTCTTTTAAATATAATGGTAGAGCTGAAAATTTTTACACATATAGTGGTTTTGAAAGACAAATTAGTTTTAATTTTAAAATAGCAGCTCAAACTCGTTGGGAAATGAAACCACTTTGGAGAAAGTTAAATTATTTAGTAGCTCAAACTAGTCCTGAATATAAAAATAGAAGAATGAGAGGAGTATTTTCTCGACTAACTATTGGAGACTGGATGAATGAATTACCTGGGTTCTTTACTAGTATTAATTTATCTTGGAATACTTCATATCCTTGGGAAATACGTTCTGATAGTCAAGAAGGAGGAGTTGATGAAAATATGAATGAATACCCTCACGTTTTAGATGTTTCTTGTAACTTTATTCCAGTTCATAGCTTTACTCCTTCTAATGAACCTTGTGCTCCATTTATTCTCCCAGAAATAGGTGTAGGGGTAGGTAGACAATGGGCTAGATCTGAAGAAGGTTCAGATTCCTCAGATAACTTCCGTGCTGAAGCAGATAGAGAATGCTACACAGCTGGTAGTGAAGATGCTGCTTTTATACCTTTAGATGATTCTCCTGAACCTATACCTGTTAATCTTCCTTGTGACCCCAACCAAAAACCTGAAACCCCTCCAGGAACTACAACTTCTGTTTCTAATCAACAACAACAAACTCTTAATTTTCAACGAATTGTAGGACCCCAGAATAGCGAACCAGGTGCTTCTAGTACTACAGCATTTAGTGGTGAAATGTCTATTCCTGAAGATGTTGATATTAGTAACCTTTCAAGTCAAGAAATAAGAAACAGATTTGGTCAAAGTAATTTAATTCCAGGAACCGACACTCCAGTATTTGATGACTTAGGTACTACTATTTCTACTGGAGTTTCTAATCAATCATCCCCTAGAGGACGCTTCCTATAAAAAATTAGAATCTAATGAGTCGTTATAATGAATTAAGACAAAAAATTAATAAAGCTGGTAAAAGATATTTTACTAATGCTATATTGCCCCCTATCCCATTAGATCGAAACGATATATATTTAATTACTACTTATTCAGATAGATTAGATAATCTAAGTTATGATTTTTATGGAACTACTGAATATTGGTGGATTATAGCAGCTGCTAATCCTGATAATATAAAAAAAGATTCATTTTTTGTAACTCCGGGTGTTCAAATAAGAATTCCCTATGACCCTCAAGGATATATAAATAAATTTACAAGTTTCAATACCTCAGGAAGATGAGTATATTTAAAGATACATTTAGACGATATGTTAGAGATCAATTAAGTGTTAGAGATGAAATTATTAGTGTAGGAAATCCTACTGATTCTGTTCGTTCTACCGATGGTTCTGACTCATTTGTCAGTATTAATAAAAAAGATCGCTTAAAGACCCATAACGTTAAGCTCCAATCAGGAAAAGAAATCACTTTAGATCCAGGAGTATTTTATAATTATACCTTAAATAAACAAGCAGTTATAAGGATGACTTCTTTAACTGATTATGTTAGTAATGTAGATTTAGAAATAGGTGACCTAACAGGTAATGTTGGGTTTCAAAGATTAAAAGGAGCTACCTTATCACAAAATTTTATATTAGAGGGGGGTGTGTTGAGTGATTTTGCTCGAAATTTAGATAGAGATAAAGATGGAACTGCGGAGCGAGTAGTAAGGTCTGTAAACCAACCACGGGCATCTTTCCCTAGACCGGGACAACGGACTAATTTAGGGTATGGGGATTTTGCTATAGGGGCAGATGCTAATGAAGATGGATTTGGGATTGTTCCTATGCCTGGTATAGAAGATGCTACTATTAGAACTAAATCCGCATATGGTTCTCTAAGAGAAGCAAAAATTAATTTTGTATGCCATAATAGAAGACAACTTGAAGTATTAGAAATGCTTTATATGCGTCCTGGTTATTGTGTTTTACTTGAATGGGGTTGGGCGCCTTTTGTAGATAATGATGGAAAAATACAAGAAGGAGTTACATATGTTGAAGGTGTAACTAATGGTAAAATTTATACTAATGCTATAACTCAAATTGAAATCTATAACGCCATTAATAAGATCAAAGAAGTTTCTTGTGGTAACTATGATGGGTTATTAGGATTTATTAAAAATTTTGGCTTTCAAGCTCGACCTGATGGGGGTTATAATTGCTTTACTGAATTAATATCTATGAATGAAGTTATAGATAGTTTAAAAATCCCCAATGTTTCTTCTTTTAGAGTAGATGCCGGAACCGATATTAGAGGAAATAATATTTACAACCCTACTGACCAAACTTATAAAAGAGCTCAAGATTTAGGAATCGTTTCTAAATATAATGGTTTATATGGTTTAATAAGAGCAATAAATAATTATGCTAATTTTAAAAATGGGTTAGATGTAGCAAATGATAAAGAAAACACTCAAAGAGCTGAAAAAATATTTCCTGAATTAAATGAAAGTTATGCTGATTCTGCTGAATTTAATGAACAACGATATAATTTAATTACAAATGAAGCTGGTGGGACTAATAGGAACATAAATTTAGGCCCTTATTTTAGCCAATTATTATCTTCTCAGGCATCTGATATAAAAGAAGACTTAAAAGTTAAACTCAATTTAGCCACAGATGAAGAATTAGATAATTTTATAATTCCTCGAGTAGGTTTTACACAAAGGGCAAGTTATAGAACTACTATAAAAGATGCTACTACTTACCAAGAAGGAGAAAACGTATATGGATCTGTTCAATCTTATATAAGGTGGGATGCTTTATGTATATTGATTAATAGTTCTTTAATACCTAAAGATGAAAAAGGATATAATCCTGTAGTTTTACTTGCTGATAGGATTAAA